CTTGAAGATATCCTCGGTGTTGTAGTACTCTTCTAGCTCTCGTAGGGTGGCTTTGTCTTTGCCTGTCACAGTTGCTACCATCGGGTCGGCATGAGAGCTATTGACTGACCCCAACCCGGTTTGAAAACGCGTGGGCACCTTTACCCCAGTCCAACCGTTCAAGAAACCAAAGTTGTGGTCATGCACCAAAGAAACCAAGACCTTCAAGGTGGCTAGGGGAGAAATCAGCCCCACAGTATCGGCCACATAGTTGTTTATGTTTTCCTCGTTGAGAGGGACCCACCTCCCCCCAACTTTTACTTGGGACAAGGACAGCATTTCGGCGGGCCGTATCTCTTCCTTCACGGCCAACAAACGTAGACCCTCCACCGACGAAAACTGCTTAGTGCGGTAATTTACACCGAAAACGCTGAACTGCTTTTCTTTCCTCATGCCGGTGGGCTCCCCGAGGCTTGAACGTAGAACGGACCCTCCCGGCTGTCTAGGTCGTAATCCAGTTGCATGATAACGTACTTGCCGTTTATTGAAGGGTTCATTATGGACTGCAGGTCCACCCCCTGGGCCAGTCTTATAGACTGATCGAACAAGGTCATAAACTCCACCCCCCACTCGGTCCAAAGGGGCGTGTCTATGAATTGGGACACCGTTTGAATGTTGCTGGCGTCCACGATCTTGTTCCTGTCTTTTACGTACATAAAATCGTCGTCGACGAACGCGGCTACGTCGGGTCTGTATATGCTCTGTATGTCCAACAATAAGCCCGAATGGGTTATAGTGTTTCGCGATGGGTTCGTTATTACAGTGCTGTCATACGAAGTCTGGCATAGAAAGTTTGACCCGAACCCCATCTCGTCTGCGGCCCAAGCTACGTAGTCCGAGAACTTTGCCTGGGCCGGAGCCGGTTTAGACACGAAAGAGGTCTTGTCGATCTGCCGGGTGTAGCACGTTATCTTGACCGTTATATCCGGAGGACCTTGTACCGGATCTACTTGCACCACCTGTCCTTTGAAGATAACGGACGAGTTTAGATTGATGCCGTCGATGTACCCCGCCTCGATGGTTACGTTGATCCAAGAATAATTGGACGACGCCTGACCCTGCTGCACCAAATTCCGCTGGAACGCGGTGAACTGAGACAGCAAAGTCTCTCGCATGCTGGTCGTTAGATTAGTCACCTCGATGGTAGCTTGATTCTGCAGCGCAAGGCTTGCTTTCTTGATGCGCACCCGGAGTCGTAGTGTGTCACTCAGAACTACGTCCCCTGATGGCATNCCCAGAGTCACTTTAAGTATTCGAGTTTTAAGGCTCATTATCTCTTAACGGCGGTTGCATTGGCGTTGGCCAGGGTATCCAAGCCACCCTGAACGGCTGTGTTTACGGCCTTACCTACTGCTTCGGGGTGCTGCGTGCCGTTAACATTGATCACGATAGCGCGCTCTCCCACAGTTATGGACCGGCCGCCCTCTTGAGACCCGTCAACAACTTTCCCGCCCCACGTATTCAGTTGCATCAGGCCGCTTTCTTGGTTCCGTTGTTCATTCAGAATTTTAGCACGGGCCATAGGGGGCAACATAGCCTGCTGGGCTTGAATGCCCAAGCTTTGTATGTTGTTTTGAACGCCCGCCTTCATTTGCGACAGGGCGAACGCTACGTCGCCCTTGGTAGCTCCGCCCATAGCTAGCTGCTCCCAAGAGATGCCAAGCCTGGCCGCCACGTTCTGTTGAACCGCTTTGAGTTGCAGCGATTCTCTCGATTGGCCTTTGCGCTGTTGGACAGGTGTTTCCCCTGCGGATATGGGCTTGCCGTTACCGTAATTGGCGTCTATCGAGGCGTCACCCAGCACTTTACCCGGATAGGCATAAGTTCTAGCTCCCCATCCGCTCCTGTCGTACCCGCCGTGGTACATCATCAAGGCCTCGCGAACGCTTGTGGCCTTGGATAGATATTCCTTCATGAGCTTAGCCCCGCCCATGATATTCTGTTCCGGGTCATACCCGTTAGTGATACCAAGACTTTTGAAGTTCGAGGGCATAACCTGCATCAGACCCTGCGCCCCCTGTTCGCTCGTTTGTTTCGGGTCGAAATGCGATTCCACTCCAGTTATGCGCTTAAGCAGGTCCATAGGCACTCCGGTCTTTTCCGACGCCTTCTTGAAGATAGGGTCGTACTTGCTGGGGGCCGTGGGGTCGACGTGGTCACCGTTGATGGTTCCGTCGCCTCCCGGAGTATTCTTGTCATCCGACCCAAGACCCGCAGCATGGCCTACTTCTCCGGCCCATGCCGCCCATGCCTGTCGTTCGTCCACAGCGTTTGCGAAGGTGGCCACCGCGCCCGCGAACATGTTCATGGTGAGGGCAAACTGGTCCTCCTGCTGTTGCGCGGCCTTGTTGTTGGCGTCTTGAGCAGCTGCCTCTGCCTCTACCTTTTCTTGATCTGCCTTCTTCTTTTCAGCCAGCGCCGCCGCTTCTGCATCCGCCTTCTTTCTGGCCTCTTCCGGATGACCTTTCGCGTATTCTTCTTGCTGTTTTTTGGCTTCGAGTTCATCCCAGTTTTTGGGCTTGAAATAATCCATTAGGCCATTCAGTAGGCCGCCGCGCCACCCGCCTTTTTTACCGGGCTCGCCTGTGGGTATGCCCAGGGTCCCCATCACGTTGTCAACTGAACCTTTGAAGAATCCCTCTCTGCCGATGTTAGACTTGGAGATGTCCAGGGCGTCTACGGTCTTGTCCATTTTGTTGGGGATAGCTGCGGCCATCTTACCGAACAGTTGGACGAGCGGAGTTAAAGCCGGAAGTAGTTTGTTGGAGATGGTCTGTTCCAACTCCTTAAACTGTTCGTCGGCCCTGGCCATAGCGTCATTGAATTTGTTTACCGCGTCATCGCCTGTCTTGCGCGATTCCAGATCGCTGGCGGTGGTGTCGGTCATTTGCCCAAGTTGGCTGCCAAACGTGGACGCGGTTTCTATGAAGTTCTGATCGAAACCATTAGCGCGAGCCCATCCCTGCCGCCTAGCAGGGTCCATAGCTTGAAGCCTTGCCCCGAATTGCCCTAGCATCTCCGTGGTGGATATGCTGCCCTTCCCAGGAGCGCCTATGTTAATGCCCAGCATGTTGAACATGCGGGCTTCTTGGCTGGTGCGTTGGGGGTCTGCATATGCCGCTTTTTCCTTGTCGCGCAGCATTTGAAGCTGGGACATAGCCACGCTGTCAGATACTCGGCCACCAGAGTGACGCGCGAACTTTCGGCGATAGTCCTCTACCCGGACGGCGGACATCCCCATGTCCATGCCTTCTTGGCGCTGCCGGTTGTACATCTCTCGGGTGTTCATGGCCATCTTGATGCCAGCACCAAGAGCGGCCACAGCCAAAGCGGCCACAGCAAATTGCCCGCCCATCAGCCGGGTTGCCTGGGTTACTTTGTCCAGACCCGGCAACACCTTTCCCAATTCATCAGCCGCGCCGTTGGCGAACGTCTTGAAACCGGTTTTGGATTTGTCGGTCTGTTTGTTTACCTTGTCCACCGAGTTGTTAAGCTGCTCAAGGCGCTTTATGGAGTCTTTCAACTCTACTTGATATTGCAATACAAACTTGTCCAACTCGTCGGCCATGGTTATTTTACTCCGGTTTGTTCTGTTCAGCCACCATGCCGAACGCAGGTCCCATCAGCTTCGATGCTTCTGCTATGAAGCCAATAGCCAACTCTGCGCCAGCTTCTGCCCAGTGATTGGTGCGGTTTGCATGGGTTTCCGGGTCGATTCCGTTGTGCTTGAGCGTCTCTTTGAACACCATTTCGATGTTCTCCCACGTGCCCAAATGATTGTCGATGAGGGCGTCTGTTTTCATCTCGTATTCCTGGTCGCCCTTAACTACTCGAACGTACGAGAGAATCTCCATCGTGAAATCACGGCGGAACGCTTTGTCCTTCGACGGGTGGGAGGCGCAGAAGGCTGTGTACCGGGCTTGGATTTCCCAGCCGTCCAGAGCCTTGAACTGGGAGATGTGGATCTTTGCTGAAGTGTTCTGCGGGGTTGTATAATCTAAAATAAGCATCGATGCCTCAGAGTATTGAGCTTAGCCTCCCCACCACCGATTGGACGGACAAAATGGAAGAAGGCAGGGTCTGGATTCTAACCCCGTTGGTGTTTGCGTCCCCCGCTTGGGCAGGGTCCCAAGAAGAAATCCCCGGAGGAACCGACTGTTCCAAAGAAATCAACAACTTGGCCGCGCTTAGCATCCGTGGCGTCTGTTCTACAACCAGAGTCACCATGGCCATGCTGTAGCATACCACACCTTTGCTTATGATATCTATAGTGGCGGTTGCATCCGCAAAAGTGGCGATCACCCCTTCTAGTGTGTCAATATCGGGAGCTATTGCCTCGACCCGCATGTGTGTGGGCCTTATGATCTTCGTAGTGGATATGTCTATGGCCAGCAACTGGTCAACAACCTGCTGATTCGCTAGCTGCTGCACGTCCATAGGGTGCGCGGAGTTGGATGATTCCTGGTCCACTTCCGCGCTGATGATCTTTAAGTTAGACCATAACACCTGCGACGTGCTGGAATTGCGCGCTGAAAACTGCGACTTAGAGAACAACGACGACAGAATGTTGTTCATAAGATTTTGCTCAAAGATGACACCGCGTTGGTGGCCATGGCGGTTGCAGTGGTCGTGGCTTCTTGTAGGGCCGCAAATCCCCTATCTATCAACGACGAATCCGCCGCCTGGGCGAACACAATTGGCTGTACGCCTACAACCAGCTGTTCTTCAAAATGAAGTTGAACCGGGCTAGCGGTGAGAACGCGAGGTATCTGCTCGATGTTTTCCGAGCCCATTTTCATGTTGTCGAAAACGAGGCCCTTTGACAGTATCTTGTACAGGGACAGCCTGTCATTGGCTATGGCCGTTATTTGGGCCAGCGTGTCGATGTCTGGGCAAAAGCCCTCAACAATCAACTGAGTAGACATTATGGTTCTGGCGTCGACGATGGTGTTGCCATCTTCCAGGATGTGCCGATGCGCCCTGGATACGAACCGCGTGGTTACCTGTCTAACCTTGAAATTCGGAGCCACGGGGAGGGACACGTCTCCCCCAGCAGACTGTATGAGAATGCTGAACTTGGGCTTGGCGAACAGGGAAGACAGGATACTGTTCATAGGAAGCTGATGGCCGTTTGAAACAAAGAGGCCGCAGTCTGCAGGCTGCTTTGGAACCCGGAGTACGAACCGAACCCGAACGTGTAGGTGTTGGACCTCTTTCTTTTCTGCGAGGTCACCGAGTCGGCCAACGGGCCTTTTAAAATGGACCCGTTGGACATCATAGCAACTCCACCATCTGGGTACTTGATAACAGAGCTTGTGATGTCCGGAAGAGGAAGAAGAGAGGGGCCGCCTGTGCGGCTCGCCAGCAGGATTTTCAAATTGATATCGTCGCTTGACCCCGGAATAACCGATACCGACATCTTCATGAGAGCCGCTTGGTCATGCACAAAAAACGACCCGTCATATAGCGCCTCCATGTCGGTGGTCTGCACCTCTTCGAAGATAACAGGGTCGACGTCATCCGCAAACTGGGACAGCGTAAACCCAGTAGGAAACGAGTTTAGCGCAACAATCGTTATTCCTGTACCAAATGCGCTGACGTCGATCATGCTTTCCTTACTCCTTCGGTGCTTCTGCTTTGGTCGCAGCGGCCTTCGATGTTTCTGCTTTGGTCGCGGCGGTCTTCGGGTCCGTGGACGGTGCCTTCCCGGCGTCATCCGTGGGGTCTCCCTTGTCCTTGCCGGAGTCGCCCGGTACTTCTGCCCCACCGGTGTCTCCCGAGGTCAGGGAAGGGTCGCTCTTGACCTCTTCGTCCCCCTGGGCGCGGCGCAGCACAGCGCCTGTTTCACTGTGCACTTCGACAGCGCCCGCGAAAACGATACGATAACCATTGCCATTGCTCATGCGTCGCTCCTGACGGTCAGTTGACCGTAGATAGTAGCCACTTCGGCTACATAGTTTAAGTCCTCACCGTCTATAGTGAAGGTGAGGGTGTTTACCCCTATCACGTCCGGAACGGATGTGATATTGTCTATAAGGGATTTCCGGGCCAGATCGTAATCCGGCTGCGGCGAGAATATCGCTCCGAAATAGTCTACGCCGTTAAGAACGTTGTACAAATCCTCCGTCAGACGCATAAGGGTTTTGTGCCTGACATTCTGAGTGCAGGCAGCTGCCCCTGTCAGAATGACCAGATTGCGGCCATCCGGGAGAAACAGGTCGTTGTTTTCGTCGGTCTGAATCGTAGCGGATGCCATACTAAATCACCAAAGACATCAACTGAGCCAGGTACTGGCTTATTTCATCTTGGCTCATGTAATAAAGATTGCACGAGCCCCCGAAATTGGTGTAGTCCCCATCCGTGTCAAACATGAAGTTGCCGAAACTAGGCAACCACATATAGTCATACGGCATCAGGGGGACCCCTCCGAAGCAGCGGACCCCCGTAATCACCGGGGACCCGTTACGGGTTATGTCGGCGCACATAAAGTCAACCGACTGATAGACCCGAATCTGCCAGTAAGCCCCATCCTGATTGAAAGATATGGCTTGACTGGGGATCTGCGTCAGAGGGACCTGATACATTAGGCCGCCGCTTGCGTCTGGCCCGACTTGGTGACCTGTCACCGTCTATAGTGAAGGTGAGGGTGTTTACCCCTATCACGTCCGGAAC